TAGTTACATAATAAAGCGAAAGGTTAGCCCTAAATAAAAATAGCCACCCAAAATGAGTGGCTATTAGTATTAGTCAAAAGATATTAGTTTAATCTTTTTTCAATATTTGAGTATATCTCCATACCTTCATCGGTTTTAAACCAAGCAGCTAACGCTGAATATGGATGTTCATCAAATGGAATAGTCATAATTTTTCTACCAGTTGATCCCCAAATAAAATATCGTTGATCATTAGATAATTTAATTATTCCTTCTTCAACAGCTTTAATACCAAAGTTTCTAAGCTGAACGTTATCATCAGTAGTTAACTCTAAGAACAATTGAGGGTTATTTCTAGCAAATAGTAATAAATCTCTTTTAAGCTCTTTAGAACTTAACTTATTAACTTTAGATCCCATTTCAACTCTTAATATAGCTTCAGCCATATCAATATCCATTTCTCTAGCAACGCTTAGAGCCTCAACTTCAAACTCTAACCAATCTAATTCATCTTCAGCTATCTCAACTGGATCGTGCTCGTGAAATAATACACCATTGTGTGGATGGTATAAAGATAAAAATTTTTGTAATGTAGTTTTTTCTTTTTCTACAAATAAAGCACCACTTCTAAAAACAATATGCTCTAATCTTTGATCCCCTTTCATTTCATCAACGAATACAGTTCTTTGGTTTTGACAATACTTAACTTCTCTTTCGTAGCCTTTTTCTTCATCAAACCAAAATAAATTAGATGATCTAACTGAGTATGATAATGGTTTTTTATCACCTTTTAGATAGTACATTCTATCTTTTACTTCCCAATTATTTTTTGGTTTAGCTTTTATTTTAGGAGCTTCAACCTTAGGTTGTTCAACAACCACTGTTTCTTCAACTATAGTTTCTTCAACTTTAGTTTCTTTTTTCTTTGCCATAATATAATATATAATAAAATTAATAAAAATATAAGGGCGATACTAGACCGCCCTTATAAATAAATAGTGTCTTACTTCATTAACATAAAGTTGTTTGCACCTTGTGTGATCAAACATCTTTCAGTTAAGAAATGCATTTGCATTGCATCAAGCGCTGATGTAGCAGCTCCAACAGAACCAGTAACCCAAGATTTCATTCTTCGGTCATCAGTTGCAGAAGCTCTAAATCTAACGTGTAAGAAAGGTCTTTTCATACTTGAACCAACTTGCTGGTCATAAACTGTTGACATTCCAGCTGGAATAAATACACCTCTAATAGCGTTAGCAGAGTTAGCGTCGTTGATACCGCCTCTAGTAGCTTTATCATTTAAGTATCTAAAGTCAGATTTGTAGAAGTCATAAGAACCTCTTCTAAATCCTGAGAAACCTAAGTTTAAAGCCATATCTTCGTCGTTGTCGAACACTCCGTAAGAAGTACCTCCAGCTCCGTAAGAATTCATTGAAGCAAGCATATCATCGATAGCTAAACTAGTTGATCTATTAACAAACATCATGTATTCTTCAATAGCACCTTGTTTGTCAAACTCAGCTAATATAGCATCAAATTCAGCTAAATCAGTAGCAGCGTTAGTTCCTGTAACACCAGTAGTAACATTACCTCTAGTTTCAATAGCTGCAAACAAACCTTCAGTACCAACTTGTCCTGCACCTGCTACTGAACCTGGTAAAATAGTTGCTGCATCAGCAACAGAACCAGCTACGTTTAATTCACTTTCTAACATTGCCATTTCAATGTAATCAACAAATCTAGCTCTAGTATCAGCCTCAGCTTTTAAATACCATAAGTAACCAGATTCACCAATTTCATTTGAAACTTCAACCCAACCAATTCTAGAAGTATCTGAACCAGAAACCTCGTAGTAATCTTTCATTATAATTGGTTTATTAGAAAAAGATTTGAAATCAGGTTCATTAGCACCTCTAACATCAGTAGTGTTAGTTGTACCAGCCGCAGCTACATAGCTTTGACCTTTACTAAATTCAGAACCGTAAACTAAAACAGTTGTTCCTTTACTAGTTGTATTAGCAGATAAAGTAGTAGCACCATAAGGAGCTAAATCTATAACTTCATTAGCAACAACAGTAACTAAACATTTGAAAATACCATCTGAATTAGAAACTATAACAGTATCGTTAACTCTAATACCGTGATTAGCAACTGTAAATCCAGCAGTTTCATCAATATCAGATTCTACTGTAAATTGAGGTGTTGTACCACCAGCACCAGTGTTAGCACCAGCATTTGTTGAGTTAATGTTACCTTTGTATGATAAATGTAGTCTACCTTGTTCTGACCAAACAACTTGATCTGAAGTCATAGACTCTTCTGCACCAACTTGAGATAAGAAACCAGAAATTGTTCGTGGACCGAAAACTTCAGCTTCTTGTTCCATTAAGTCAGGCAGGTATTGTTGAGCCCACGTATTATCCGTAGTACCCGTAAAATCTAGATAGTTTGTTGCTAGTGTTTGCTTTTGTGGAGCAGGTACACTATTCAAACTACCTCCCGCAGTAATTGCCATAATATATTTTTTTTAAATTATTAATTATTTTCGTTTTCTAATTTTAAAAGATCTATTTTTTATATCAGAAGAAGACTCACCTAGAACCTTATACTTTATACCACCAGCGTTAACTTCGCCATGTGTTTGTCTAGGTTCGATATTAATGTTTTTGTCTTTAGCAATTTTATCTTTAATAGCATCTGCCTTACCTTGCTCATAAAAATGTTTAGCAATAGTATCAGCATTCATAGCTGTAAATAAAGATTTGTGGTAACCAGCAGCATCATCGATAGTTGATTTATCTTCACTAGCAAACTTGTTAATGAAATTATCTATATTACTCTGTGTTTCCCTTACTTTGTCAACATCTTTAACATTAAATCTAAATTTTTTGTCTCCAACTTGATAATCAAAACCTTTGAAATTTTCATTGAAAAGCGTTTTAGTTTTATTTAAAAATGTTCTTTGACTTTTTTCAGTTAACTTTTTCTGACTTTCTTGATCTTTATTGTATCTATTAAAAAAATCTATAGCTTTCTGCTGCTCACCAGTGAGCTTACTTCCAGCTTTAATTTCTTCATAGTATTTAGACTTTTGCCTGTCTAAGTGGGCTCTAGCCTCGGCAACTTGCTCTTTAAGGGCTATCTTTTTTCTCTTTATATCTTTAGCTTCATCAACTTCTTCATCGTAGCTAAATTTTTCTTCTAATATAAAGTTTCTTTCTTCTGGAGATAAATGAGATTTAGTTGTTCTGTAGTACTCGTCTAAAACATCTGCATCGTCCATATTAGACAAATCTTTGTTTAGATTAACATAGTCAGTTAAATCCCCACCTGTTTCTTCCATAAAGTTAATTAACTTTTCTATTTTTTCAGGTAAAGGTTTTCCTGTTTGTTCAGCTTCAACTATTGCTTGTTCAACCTTTTGTTCTACTTCTACTACTTCTTCTTCAGTAACTTCTTGTATAACTGGTTTTTCTTCTTTTATCTCTTTAGGTTCTTCTGGTTCAGCATTAACTACAACCACCTCTTCTTCAGTAGGTTTTTCTTCAACCTTTTCTTTACTAATAGGTTTATCTATGTTCACCTTTATAACGTCATCTACTGGTTTTTTTATTTTAACCTTTTTAACGTTGTCTTTTTTACTTTTAGTCTCTTCGACTTTTTTTGTTTCTTCTGCCATAATAAAATTTTATAAAATATTAAATATTAGACGCCAAATCTATCTAAATCAGCGCCTCCTGTAAGTATATCATTACCTGATGATTCAAATTTCTTAAGTGATTCACCTCCTTTTCTTTGCTCTATCATATCCGACTGTCTATCAGCTTGCATGTGTATTCTTTGATCTTTTCTATCTTCTCTAACAGATTCTAGTCTTGAAGCTGTCTCTCTTTCTTCTTTTTTAATATCAGTGTTTAATTCAAACTCTAACATCATTAACTCTTTCTTAACTCTAGCTTCTTGTTCTAAATACCTCATTTTAAGAGAACTTTTTGTTTTTTCTAGACCAACTTCATTTTCATACGCAGCGTTATCTTGCTCCATTTTTATCTTAGCCGCTTCTTGTGCTGCTGCAGTATTCGCTTGAGCTTGAGCTTGTATGTTTTGTTGCTGCATGATTTGATCACGCTCTAGTTTCTTTTTTCTTTTTATTTTTAATAATTGATTAGCTAGTTTAACATTTCTAGTATCTCTTATATCAATAGCATCATCTAGGTCTATTAATTTTTGAGCTAAAGCCATTTGTATATTATTTTCTAATATAGCCTTTTCTTCTTCATCTGGCATTAGTTCTATAAATATACCAAAATCATATAAGTGTAATTCTGCCATTTCAGACAACGTGGCAACATTATGAGCGCCAATAGCTCTTATAAAAGCATCTCTTGTTGGAGAGTATTCTATTATATCAGATATTCTAAGTGATAAGCACTCTGCTGATTCAGCTGTTAAATAAAGCATTGATTGTAATATATGTCTAGTTGCTGTATTAGAATTTGCAGCAGCTAACTTTTGTACACCAACTAAAGCGTTTTTATCTGGTGTGCTACCATCTCTAGCTTCATTAAGTCCAGTCACATCCCTTATCATTTGCATATAATAATTATATGTTTGTATTAAGGCTTGCATTTTACCACCATTAACACCATTGTTTATTTGCTGTATTGGCACTTTGCCAGGATTTGGGTCTCCATCTGACGTAAAACTTCTACCAATAACACTACCAGTTTGAAAGAACATATTCAAAGCTTCTTGTGGATTATAGTTTGTTCCATTACCAAGATCTATTTCAGCTAAACCATCTGCATCTAAATAAACACCATCAGGTACCATTCTAGACATTACTTGTTGTAATTTTAAATGAGTTAACTGTATCATGTCTGCAAAACCAGTTATTCTACCTACTAATGATTCTATTCTACCTTCATAAACTCTTGGAGCTACTATTTGATAACTCATTTTAACTTTACTAAAATCAGAATCTGATCTCATCATGTTAGGTACCATTCGCCATCTTAACAATTTGTTAGCACCTAAAATATAAACACCTTCAAATAAAGCTTCAACAACTCTTTCTAATTTACTAAAATCTCCCTCTAAGTTTTCAGGTGGATTAAACTGATCATCTTTCTCAATAATCTTTTCACCACCAGCTGATGTTTTCTTTAATTTATAAACATCATTAACATGAGACTTATAATTAAAATATAAAACGTGTACTTTATTTCTATCTCTATGAGCAGATCTTCTAAGTGGATCGTGTCCTTTATCAGTTATTTCTTTTATATCTGATTCAGTTAAAGTTGGAAACTCTTTTACTAATTCGTTTATTGGTATTTCTTTTACTTCACCAACATAATATAAATCATCAAAGTACGGAGAGTCAGTGTGTGAGTACACTAAGTTAGCAGGATCAACGTATTTAACTTGAGCACCTTCACTGTAATCAAAAGTTGTTTTAGTAGCAGATATACCTAAAACAGTTAAATCATATAAACATCTTCTTCTAATTAAATCGTAATCACTGTTCTCCATTAAAACATTTATAGCTTGTTCTTCAGCTAACTCAACTGCTTGTTTATAGTTAAGTTGCATGTGAAGTGCAAGCTCTTCTTCTGTATCAGGTAATGTTTCTTTTTTATTCTCGTAGATATCCATGTTAAATTGCTCAGCAACCATATCGTTAAATTCTTTGCTGCGCATATCTCTTAATATAGACTCCATATACTCGGTTCTTTTACTAACTCCGTATTCATCTTGTGAAAAACAATTTATTTCATAAGATCTTTGAGCCATGCCGTTTACAACAATATCTACAAACTTAGGAATAATAGGTACGGGTTTCCAATCAAGATTTAAATAAGATAAATCACCGTTTATAGATAATTCATTTTTATATTTTTGAATAGACTGTTCACCTCTTGCATAAAGTCTTAAGTTGTGAAAACTATTTAAAGTGTGTTCAAATTTTGAATTATGGCCATTAAACCATTCATATCTTATTGCTTGAGCAACTTTTGTTCCGTAATCAATACTTATTTTTTCAACGTCACTAACCGCTTGAGACGGAAAGTTTATGTGAGCGTACATTCCTTTCATACTTGTTTATTTATAATTCTAGATGATAATCCTTTATTATTATATTTTGC